AACGTCCAGCGCGATCGCCTCAGGATCGACGCCCGGAAGTGGCTGCTGTCCAAGCTGGCGCCCCGGAAGTACGGCGATCGGCTCGAGGTGGAGCACTCCGGCGAGGTGCAGCACCGCGTCGACATCACAGCCCTGAGCTCGAGGGAGAAGATGAGGCGCATGGCCCTGTTCATGCTCGAGGATCAGGCCAGCCCGGTCATCGAGGGCCAGCTTGTAGACACATCGAAGGCCAGCCCGGTAAGTGACTGATACCCAACCCGAAACCCGATCGACCGGACAATGTCCGGTCAGCCTGCCAGCCAGCAGAGCTCAGACCGATCGACCTGCCAAAACAACGAGGGGGGGGTGTCGAATAGTCGAAGGGGGCCGCGAGCGCGCGGGATCCGCGGAGGGTTGGGGCAACTCGCCCCACTTTTTCCTGTGAAAAAAAATGGTTCTTGATGTTGATACCAAATATAGCTTTTATCGACGCCTGTCCGTGTCGGACGCTCGTATCCGCACCGACCTGGACGACCCTGATTTGACACCGTGCAAGCTCAAGGAGCCCGATCGTTTGCGCAGAGTGGCGGCATTCGCTGGAGCGGATAGTGGCCCGAAAAAAAAATCGAGGAGAATGAGATGATTGAGTGGATTTTAGTGGTGTGGTTGATTTCATGTGGCCCGGAGGTTTGCGCGGTGGCGCCGGCTTTCCCGGTTGGGACGTATCGCAAGCTCGATGGGGAGCACGGTTGCAATGCGGCCAGTGCCTCGATCCGTGTTGAGTCGGAATCGGTGTCGTTTATTGCGCTGTGCGTGGAGAGGGACAAGTAGTGGGGGTCCAAGCTGAGGTGGTGAATGACTGGCCACCGAATATCGACGAGATCAGGATGGTGCTGCCTGTAACGACCCGTAACATCTTCGCCTACGACAATAAAATTTTTAACCCCGGTGGTGGCAAGTTGCCCTTGGAGCTCCATGCGCATGAGATGGTGCATTTCAAGCAGCAGGCGGTGATCGGTGTGGAGGCGTGGTGGACATCATTCCTCGCTGATTCTGATTTTCGACTGGCCCAAGAGATCCCGGCGCATAAAGCGGAATATCGCGCCTTTTGCAAATACAATCGGGACCGCAATGCGCAGGCCCGGATGCTCAGATCTCTGGGGCAAAGGTTGGCGGCGCCGATGTACGGCGGTATTATCACGGTCAACGAAGCCATGAAGCGGATCCGATGAGCGAGGAAACCGACAACATCCGAAAAATTCTCGAGGCCAACAAGTCCAAGGATTTTGTGCAGCGGATCTTGGACCCTGACAATTCCCCGACCATTGATATGGGCAAGGGCATGAAGGGCTCGCACATGATGGCCACCGCTGAGTCCGATGGAGTGCATTACGCCTATGCCACCATCCAGCGCGACGAGAACGGCAATCTGGTCAGGCTGGATCCGAACGTGGCTTTTCAAAAGGCCATGGCCCAGGGCGAGGTGATCGGTTTCAAAACTGCTGCCGAGGCCGATGATTTCGCGCGCAATTACAAGAAGGTCTGGGAGCCCGAGGAGTGAGGTCTGGGAGCCCGAGGAGTGACCCAAGAGTCAGCACTGATCGACGAGCTGGTCGGCAAATACGACAATCTGCCGCCTGAAAAGCAGGCCGAGATGGATCGCCTCGTCCAAGAACGCTCAGATGGCCGTTTATGGTTTCCCACTCCCGGCCCACAGCTCGACGCGGTCAGATGCACAGCCGATGTGCTGCTTTACGGTGGCTCAGGAGGATCTGGCAAAACCGACCTGATCTTGGGGCTCGCTTTCACCGAGCATCAAAAAACGCTGATTATCCGCAAGCACTACACCGATCTGACCGGCCTGACCGATAGAGCCAAGGAGATCAACGGCTCGGACAAGGGCTACAACGGATCCAAGCCGCGGCTCACCACATCTGAGGGCCGCATCATTGATTTTGGCGGTATCGCAAAACCGGGCGACGAGGATCACTGGCAGGGCCGTCCGCACGATCTATTAGCGATCGACGAGGTGGTGCAGAATCGCGAGGCGGCAATTCGCTTTTTGATGGGTTGGGTGCGATCAGCAGATGAGGGCCAGCGATGTCGCGTGATTCTGGCCAGTAACCCCCCGACCACCAGTGCAGGCGACTGGATCATCCCGATGTTTGCGCCGTGGCTGGATAATCGCTACGACAATCCGGCAGAACCCGGTGAGCTCCGATGGGTCGTGACCATGGTCTCGGACGCCGGCAAGTCGTTCGATCACTGGGTCGATGGGCCCGATGTCAGGATTCCATCAGGGAGAAACAATGACGATGGCTCACCGAAAATGCTCAAGCCCGAAAGCCGAACATTTATCCCCGGCCGACTGGACGATAATCCGTTCCTTGCTGGTGACGGCAAATACGCCGCAAAACTGGACAGCCTGCAAGAGCCTCTGCGATCAGCTATCCGCGACGGCAATTTCATGGCTGCTCGACAAGACGAGCCCGATCAGCTTGTGCCAACCGACTGGGTCATTGCTGCGCAGAATCGCTGGCAGGGCGACTTTTTCGGATCACCGCCACTTAATGTTCCGATGTGTGCAATCGGTGTGGACGGTGCGAGCAAACGCGACGAGGCTGTACTGGCTCCGCGCTACGATGGCTTTTACCCGAAGCTGATCGCGGTCCCAGGGTCAGAGACTCCTCACGGCCGGGATCTGGCAGCACTCGTCCTCAAACATCGCAAGCAATCAGCCGTGCCGGTGATCGACTGCGGCGAGCGCACAGGTGCGGAGGCGTTCGCGCATCTCGAGGAAAACGGCGTCGAGTGTATGCGCCATGTCGGCATGGATAAATCCGTCGCGAGGACCAAGGAAAAGCAGCTCAAGTTCTTCAATAAGCGCGCCGAGGTGTACTGGAAATTCATGGAGGCGCTCGACCCGGCCCAGGACGGTGGCAGCCCGATAGCACTACCAGACGATCCCATGCTGAAAGCCGATCTCACCATCCTCACATGGGAGCTCACGCCGAACGGAATCAAGGTGATGAGCAAGAAGGACGCGGTCGCTTTGCTCGGTCGCTCGCCAGATCGCGGTGACGCGGTGGTGCAGAGCTGGAGCTCAGGCCCCAGATCCGTGACTCACTTGCATGAGTGGCGAAAAGATCAGCTTGCGGGTACGATGCTCGGCAACGTCAATCGACGGCCGTCTGTAAATTTGGGACCAAGGAGAAGGAACCGATGAGTGGACTCAAGAACACCGCTAAGCGTGGTTGGAATCTCGGAATGGGTCGGGGCTACAAGACCAACGAGGAGCGCCGCGAGAAAGCGCGCGGCAAGATCACCAAGCGCAAGAATAAGATGTTCGCCAATGCGGCCCTCCCCGACGAGGAGGAGATCCGCAGGGTCGAGCGGCGCAAGTCTGCCAAGCGGCAGGGCTCACGCGCCCAGACCGTGATGACCGACCGGGAATCTCTGGGATGAAAGCCAAAGACCTCGTAACGCGGGGAATGTCGCTCTACAACGAGCGCAAAGCCATCACGACTCTATGGCAGGAAATTGCGGAAAACTTCTATCCGCAACGTGCCGATTTTACTCTGACGCGCTACATTGGTGAGGAGTTCGCGGAGCATCTTTATTCGAGCTATCCGATCATTGTGCACCGCGAGCTCTCAACCTCTTTCGCCGCCATGCTCAGGCCGCGCGCAAAAGACTGGTTTCAGATCTCGGTGCATGACTACGACGAGCTGAGCCAGCCATCGAAAGCATGGCTCGACTGGGCCACCAAGCGCCAGAAGTGGGCCATGTACGATCGCATCGCCTGTTTTATCCGCGCAACCACGGAAGCTGATGCCGATTTCGCAGCCTTCGGCCAGTGCTGCATCTCCCAAGAGATCAACTGGAATTCACCGCAGCCGCACCTGTTGTTTCGCACTTGGCATTTGCGCGATGTCGCATGGGCCGAGGACGAGACTGGCAAGATCGGTGAGATCTATGTGAAGTGGAAGCCGATGGTCAAGCAGCTCGTCCAGATGTTTGGCGAGGATGCGCTGCATCAAAACGTGGCCCGGTGGGCCCACGGCATCGAGAACCTGCAGAAAATCGACTGCATGAGACTGGTTATCTCGACCGACCTCTACGTGGGCGAGGAGGGCCAAGGCGCCGGCTTCCCATGGATGATCGTCTACATGGACACGCTCAACAATCACATCATGTCCGAGCATCCCTCGACCAATCGCGGTTTTACCCTTCCGCGGTGGCAGACCGTATCGGGCTCCCAATATGCGTACAGTCCTGCGACCGTCGCGGGACTTCCCGATGCGCGTTTGCTACAGGCCATGAGC